CTATGTTTCTGATGCAACAGGGGCCTCTTTAACAGGTTCTCTTTGCTTTGGTAATGGCACTAATTTTGTAGACGTTACTACAGGTGCTGCAGTAGCATAATTAATCGTGGCTCCTTCGGGAGCCACAACATAAGGAGAATTTTATGGCAGCTAAAGCTGATATACAAGCAACAAGAGTAGTGGGAACTGCAACATCAAATGTGGTTATTGCTTCTCCTGTAAGACTTAAAGGAATGATTATTGCTTCTGATGGGGGTGGTGCTGGTCAAGTATCTTTAAATACGGGATCTTCATCTGGTGGTACAAATTTATTTACAGCCGATGTACCATCTGGAGACGTAATTAATTTTTCATTACCTGAAGATGGAATACTATTTACTAACGGAGTTTATTTATCTACAGCAACAAATGTAACAGCAGTTACTTTATTAACTGATAAATTTTCAGGGCCTAACTTAACGGGACAGAACGGATAATTTATGTCAGGTGGAGGAAGTTTTACATCAGATCAGGGTAATGCCCATGCTACAGCAACTGGTCAATTAGTTCCAACAGGAAGAAGAGCAAGAGTTACTTCTATTCAAGGAGAAGGTATTGCATCAGCACTGTTAGTTTTTAGAAGTGGAGGAGGATCAGGAGATGTAATAGCTACTTATGGATTTGGAACAGAAGGTTTAGATCTTTATATTCCAGGTTCAGGTATTTTATTTGAAGAAGGTGTTCACGTCACAGTAACTAATTGCCCAAACGTTTCAATTACATTTACGTAAAATGTCTAAAGATAAAAGCTATTATTCAGATTTAAATTTAGGTATCGATCCTAGTGATGAAAAAGTTTTTATCAATGTTGGTAAATCAACTGAAAATTCTAGATTAGACATTGGTGTAAAAACAGATGGTCAATTCAAAATAAAATTTAAAAAAAGATTTAGTAGAGGTGGAAAAGCTGAAAATCCAATCTCTAGAAATAAAAAAAATTATAGATCAACAAAATCAGGAGCAGGTATGACAGCTGCAGGAGTCGCAGCATATAGACGTGCTAATCCTGGATCTAAACTAAAAACAGCAGTAACAGGTAAAGTAAAAAAAGGATCTAAAGCAGCAAATAGAAGAAAAAGTTATTGTGCTAGAAGCCTAGGTCAGTTAAAAAGATCTAGTGCAAAAACTAGAAATGATCCAAATTCAAGAATCAGACAAGCGAGACGTAGATGGAAATGTTAGACTATGTCTTATTTAAATGCTAACATACCACCAATTTATTGTCAGGTAAGAAAGGAGTACCTTTATGATCTTAAACAACATCAAGGCGAAGTTGACGATTGCGTTGTCTTCGGTTTGGTATCGATATCAGGCCGTGCGTTATTATTTAATATCATGCTACCCAACGGTGCGTGCTTTTGGAGAATCCCAATTTCGGCTTTTATTCAACGTGGTTTTCAACCGGAAACTGTTCCCACTCAAAGACTTAGTGAACTTCAACTTTGGAATTGTTTTAGCTATTATCCTTCTGTTCATTGTTTTGATTGGTTGGCTGGTTTAAACGGTAAATACAGAGGTTTAGATAAAAAGTTTTTACATGGAAAATATTTATTTACAGTTGACTGGGCTCATCCAGAAACTAACATATTGGATACCGAGCATTCTGAAATTCCTCAAGAACATAAGTGTGCACACATATTGGCTCTTGATAACGGCAATTATGCAGCTCAGCCTAATAATCGCATTTTGTGGCACGTTAATAGTTATACTACTGATAACAGCTGGCCAGACTATAAAGTCCAAACTACGTATTGGGATGCAGAGGACTCTGGATTAGTTACTGAAGATAGTGATAATATGTTTTACGAAATGGAGAAAAAAAAATGAGGAAAATGTGTTTAAATTGTAATCACGTATGCCATTGTCCTGGTCACGGTACAGTTGGAAATTGTCCTAGCTGCGATTGTCAAAAATGCAATCACAACGGTAAAAATATAACTAAAATAAGTGCTTTCTGGAAGAAGATAAAAAATTGGTTAACTTAATGGAGTCCCAAAATGAACTATGGGTTTACTGCAATACTAATTATATTGATGTGTTTATTAGCTTTATTTGTAAGACCATCGTCTCACACTTCATTGAAGTTTGATTCAAAAGATATTATAATTTCTTTACCAAAACCTAAAATAGATGATTGATAAATTTTTATATAAATTTTTCGGAGGAATAGACCGTCTTTGTGCAGCAATAGCCAAAGCTATAGAATCTAAACCAAAAAAGAAAAAAAATGGCAAATAAACCATTACATATCGGAGAAGAGGCAGCCGTGCAAATGCCTATGAAGACGGTAGTCTCTCTGATTATAATCGTTGCCCTCGGCACGATGGGTTACTTTCAGATTGTAGAACGTCTAAACATAGCTGACACTAGACTTCAGTTAATGGAGAAAGATCTAACAGAGAACACAGATTTTAGAATAAAATGGCCACGTGGACAATTAGGTACACTTCCTGCAGACTCGGAGCAGTACATGTTAATTGAAGATCTATATAAACAAGTAGAAAAGCTACAAAAAAATATTGAAATGAATATGAGTAATAAATTAAAAATAGAATTTATGGAAGGTCAGATTAATAAATTATTAACGGACGTAGAAGAATTAAAAGATGCCAACAGAGAGATAGTATTTAAAAATGGAACGAGTCACTAGAAAAATTATACGGTATCTGGAAGATATGGAAAAGAAAGCTAAACAAATGAGCTTTATAAGAAATTTAAAAAAAGAAGTTGAAACTGGCAAACACGGTACACAAAAATACGTTGTAAAAGAAGGGCCCAACAAAGGTAAAATATTATGATAGAAACTGTGGTAGCTCTTCTTATGTTTTTTAATGGAAGTATAAATGAAGCACGTATTCAAGAATCGATGGCTATGTGTTTACGCGGTAAACGTAAAGCGGAGAGACAGTATTCAGAAAGTGTATCTTATAAATGCTATACTGGTTCAGCAGAATTAGAGACAAATATTGATGGAAGTTTATCGATAAAGAAGCTAATACTAGAATAGATGGTTCAAAAAATCGAAGAAGTTTTAGATAGAAAAGAAAACGAAAATTTAAAACAATTACTATTGATATGTTCCGATTGGCGTATATCTATAGATAATGCTAAAAACGGTTATACTGTTGATAATGGTTTTTGCTGCATTCCACAATCAAAACAAAAAATAAACACTTCAAAAGAAAATAAAGAATTAACTGAAATAGCAGATACAATTGTTGCAAGAATTAAAAAAAAATTAAATATAAATGCAGATGTTGTAAGATATTTTTACAATTTATATACTAAATCAGCAGTAGGGTCTTTACATGTTGATGAGAATGGTGATAACTTTTTGTCAATTGTGTATAGCATCGATGACGAGGGTTATACAATTATAAATGACGAGAAACATTATGATAAACCAAGACAAGCTAAAATCTTTAATAGCAATATCTTGCATTGTGGAAGTCCACCAATTTACAACAAATTCAGATTTAATTTAAATATTGTATTAGAACTAAAGGAAAACTATGAACTTAAGCCGTAATTTTACTCTTTCAGAGTTAACTAAATCAGATACTGCAATTAGGAAGGGAATTAATAATAATCCTAACGCAGAACAAATAGAAAAATTAAAAGGTTTGTGTGAAAATATTTTACAGCCAGTACGTGATCACTTCGGCAGAGTTAAGGTAACCAGTGGATTTCGAAGCGTGGATTTATGTATGGCTATTGGCAGCTCTGCAAATTCGCAGCATGCCAAAGCTGAAGCCGCAGACTTCGAATGTGTTGGAGTCGACAACGCTGAACTTTTTGATTGGATTAAAAATAACCTTGAGCCAGATCAACTGATCCTCGAATACTATACGCCTGGAGAACCTAACAGCGGATGGATACATTGCAGTTGGATACCGGATCAACCAAGAGCATCATTTTTACACGCCTACAGATCAGAGGGAAAAACAAAATATAAACCAATACTAGGATCAGCCAAAGACATTGTGTGAAACATATAATTGTTATTTCTGATATCTTTGACAAAGGTTTAGGAGATCATTTTTGTGCTTCAGCTGCACTTAGGTCTTATTACAGACAAGCTCATAAAATTGTACTGTTTTCACAATATCCTGATCTGTATGCACAACAAACTTACATAGATCAATCTTTTAGTTTAGAGCATTTAGCTGCATTAGATTATGGTGCTAAAACTTATTTTGAATATGAAAAGATAATACATCTTTATTCAAAAAAAGACTTTAAAGATAAAACAAATATTGTTGAACAATATTGTGAGAAACTTGGAGTAAAGCCTCAGCATTATCCTCACTTTGAAATAAGACATAATAGGTATAAATTTGATAAGACAATACTACTAGCTTTAGAAACAGGTCAAAAACATAAGAGTGTATGGAATGCTAAAGAGGTAGAACAAGAATTAATAAAAAGATTTCCTCAATTTAACTTTGTTACAACTAAACAATTTGAACGTCTGCCTGCTGACCATTTACCTGAAATTTGCAGCAAGATGTCAGGGTATGTGTCTATTAACTCTGGTTATTATCATCTTTTACATAATAAAGAGTATATTAAAAAAGGCATACATTTGTATGTAGATGATGTTTATAAATACAAGTTTGGCTATAAAGACTCAGTACATTATAAATTTGATAAGATCATCAATGTTGATAATCTCTGTGAAGTATTCTATAATACCTTATGCCAATAGGAAGAACTGCAATACCAAAACAAATAGATGGAAAGCTTAGAGGAGCGAGAGATGAAAAAAAGAAGAAAAGACGTGTCATCTCCAAATTATATCGCAAAAAGCCTAAGGTCTTCAAAGTTTAGTCAAAAAGTGCTACAATCTAAGAAGTTGTACAACCGCAAAAAGGAGAAGTCATACACTCTCAAAGCGGCCGCTAATAAGGAGAACAAATAATGGCTACATCTGGAACAGTTGCTTTTAATTTAAGCATAGATGAAATTATTGATGAGGGTTATGAGAGATGTGGTTTATCTACTAACTCTGGTTATGATATGCGTTCAGCAAGAAGAAGCTTAAATCTTCTTTTATCTGAATGGGGTAATAGAGGAATACATCTATGGAAAGTAGCTTTGCATGAAGCAGCTTTAGTTTCAGGACAAGCTGAGTATGCTGTAAGCTCTAGTGTAAGTGATGTATTAGAAGCTTTTGTTTCTTCTACAGCTGCATCAGGTGATAGTGCAAGTACTCAAGACATATCTTTATCAAAAATTGACAGATCTACATATGCTGCTTTACCAAATAAGTTATCTGTAGGACAACCATCACAATATTATGTTGCAAGAGAAACAACACCTAAAATTTATTTATACCAAGCACCTGATTTAAATACTTATACAACTTTAAAATACTATGTGATAAAAAGAATTGAAGACGCTGGAGCATATACTAATGACCCCGATGTAGTTTATAGATTTTTACCTTGTTTAGCTGCAGGTATGGCTTACTACACGTCTATGAAAAAAGCTCCTCAACTTGTTCAACAAAATAAATTAATTTATGAGGATGAACTAAAAAGAGCTTTAGATGAAGATGGTCAAAGAGCTTCTACGTTTATATCACCTCAGACATATTTTGGAGATGGTGTATAATGGGTAAGTTTGCAACTGGAAAAAGATCATTAGCTATATCTGATAGATCAGGACAAGCTTTTCCATATAATGAAATGGTAAAAGAATGGAATGGTTCATTAGTGCATACATCTGAATATGAACCAAAACATCCACAGATTAGAAGACGAAGACAAGTATCTGATGCAATAGCTTTGCAGAATGCAAGAGTGCAAAAATACCAACAACCTACAGAGATATCTGGTGTCTTAGCAGATTCTGGAGGTACAGTTGTAGGGGTTGCTGATTTATCACTTCCAGGTGATTTTGCTTATTTAACTAAACAATCAGGTATGCAACCTACTGACCCTTCTTTACAAAATAGAAGAAGAGAATTAAACGCACAATTGGGTGCAGTAACAGTGGTAACATAATGGCAGTAACATACGCAAATTTTTTAACACAAATTAGAAACTACACAGAAGTAGATAGTAATGTTTTGACTGATGCTATTATTCAAGATTTTATAAGATCTGTGGAATTAGATATTGCAGGTAAGGTTGATTATGATGATTTAAGAAAATACTCAAACTCTACGTTTACTGCTTCAAACAGATATGTAAGTCTTCCATCTGATTTAACAATCATTAGATCTGTTCAAGTAATTAACGGTTCTACTAGAACATTTTTAGAAAAAAGAGATACAAGTTTTATATCTGAATATAATAACAACGCAGCTACAGGACTACCTAAATATTATGCTAATTGGGATGACTTCAATTTTATAGTAGCTCCAATCCCTGATTCTAATTATACTGTACAAATAAACTACATACAGGATCCACCTCAATTTACTTCATCTACTGAAACTTTTATTTCTAAGTATCAGGAGTCTATGTTATTACATGGGACACTAGCTGAAGCATACCGGTTCTTAAAAGGGCCTATGGATCTATACAACCTCTATCAAAAGAAGTATGATGAAGAAGTACAAAATTTTGCTCTTCAACAAATGGGGAGAAGAAGACGTGCAGAATACGATGATGGAGTGCCAAGAATTAAGGTTCCTTCACCATCGCCAAATTAATAATTTAGAAGGAGGCCTACTATGGCAATAACAACTAACGCAATCTGTAATTCTTTTAAAAAAGAATTATTAGAAGCAAAACACGACTTCACTCAGACTACTGGTGATAAATTTAAATTAGCTATGTACACTAGCTCAGCAACTTTAGGTAAATCTACAACTTCATTTACAACTGGTAACGAAGTTACGTCACCTGCTGGATACACTTCAGGTGGAGGTGCTCTTGTTAACACAGGAACATCATTAGCTTCAAACACAGCTATAACTGACTTTGCAGACCTATCGTTTACAAACGTTACATTAACTGCGAGAGGTTCACTAATTTATAATACATCTAACTCTGATAGTGCGGTGGCTGTATTGGATTTTGGTGGTGATAAGACTGCAACTAGCGGAACTTTCACTATTCAATTTCCTGCGTTTACAACCTCTGCTGCAATATTAAGGATTGCATAAAAAGTAAAAGGTATGAATGTCGAAAACATGGGGTGCACTTGATTGGGGACAAGGTAGCTGGGCAGCACAAGGTGATGCCGGTGTTACTGTTACTGGTCTAAGTGCCTCCACGACAATCACAAATGTAGTACCTGACACTGAAATTAATTCAGGTTATGGTAGAGCAGCTTGGAGCGAAGGTTCTTGGGGTATTGCTGGAGATGTATTAGCTCAAGGGCAACAATTACAAACACAAATTACAGCAGTCGTTGTCGATAACGAAATCAACGTAGGTTGGGGTGGAGACACTTGGGGAGAAAATGCTTGGGGAGAATTATCAGGTGTTTATCAAGATGTAACTGGACAATCATTAACACCAACAACAGGTTCACCAACACCTAGGGGTGATTGTAATATTGAAGTAGGATCTGTTAGCTTAACATCATCTATTGGCCAAGGTTTATACGGAGTATCATTTACTTTTGATGCTACTGGGTTATCTTTATCTACCTCAATGGGAGAAGAGACAATTGGAATAGGTGTAAACGTAACTGGATCACAACTTCAAACAACTCCTGGAGGAGTAACTATTGATGAAAGCTTACTAACTGGAATTGGTTGGGGTAGAAGAGCTTGGGGTAACCTTGCTTGGGGTGAAGCATATTCAGTAATATTAACTGGACAAGAATTATCATCTTCAATTGGTGAAGAGACAGCGTTTACAGATGTTACTGTATCTGTCACTGGACAAGAAATGTCTATGACTTTAGCTGGTAACTTCTCAATACAAATTGACCAAGATATATTTGTATTTGCAACAGAAGACCAATTAGATTTATCATTAGGTAACTTTAGTTTAGAACAAAGCACTAATGAAACAGCTACCGGACAACAATTAACAAGCACTACTGGAGACGTAGAAGCATTTCAAAACACGCCTGTTGATGTAACAGGAATATCACTATCTTCAAGCTTAGGTTCTATTAATTTAGTACAATCAACTGTAGAGCCTGTAACAGGTATTGCAGCAACTCTGGAACTAGGGGACGAAGAAGAAATTCCAGGACAAGTTATAGGTGTGACGGGTCAGGCCTTAACACCAGCTGCAGGTTCTGTAACAATTGCAGCAAATGCTGATGTTTCATTAACTGGCATATCATTGACTTCTTCAGTAGGTGCACCTAATATAACTGCGTGGACTGAAATAAATCCAGGTGTAAACAATGTTTGGGAGCCTGTTGACTTAGCCGCTTAGCAATAGTAAAATTATACTTAAATTAGGAGAAAAAATTTATGGCATCTAATTATTCATCTGACCTTAAACTGGAGTTAATGACCACTGGTGAAAACGCTGGTACATGGGGAGATAAAACTAATACAAACTTAAACTTAATTCAACAAGCAATCGCTGGTTATGAAGCAGTAGCATTAGCTGATGGTGGAACAGTAACACTAGTTATGTCTGATGCTGCATTATCAAATGCAAGAAACATGGTAATTAAATTTACTGGTACTTTAACTGGAGCTTCTGCTGTACATATTCCAGACTCAATAGAAAAATTTTATATATTTGATTGTTCTGCTGTTACAGGTGTAACAAACTTAACTATTAAAACAGTTAGTGGAACTGGTTTTACTGTAGGTGAAGCAAAAATTATAGCTGCTTATACAGACGGAACTAACTTAAACGAAATTGCACTTAATACAATTGGTGGTACAATTGGTACTGCTCAAATTGATGACGATGCAATTACAAACGCTAAGATTGCAGACGATGCGATTCAAGCTGCACAAATTTCAAACAACGCAGTTGTAACGGCAGGCATTTTAGATTCAGCAGTAACTACTGCTAAAATTGCGGATGCTAATGTAACTACTGCTAAAATTGCTGATGATGCTGTTGGTGCTGACCAACTTGCTGACACTGCAGTAAGTGCAGGAACTTACACAGCTGCAACTATTACAGTTGATGCTCAAGGAAGACTTACTGCTGCTTCTGCAGGAGCTTCTGCAGTTCCAGATATGATACTTACTCAATCATTTCTTGGCCCATCTTCTGGAACTTTTACAAAATCAGCTAACGCTAGTTTTATTGGGGCTTACATTGTTGGTGGCGGAGGAACTGGTGGTAACAACCAACCTTCATTTAACTCAACTGGAGGACAAGGTGGTAAAGGGGGTTTTGGTTATTTTGCTGCACCCTCAGGAAGTCCATTAGCAGTCCCTTACTCTGTTCCTGGTGAGGGTGGAGGAACAACAAATCTTTCAAACATTGGTAGAGCTAATGGTGGAGGTTCAGGAGAAAATGGAAGAAACGCTGGATCATTTAGAGGAGCTCCTGGTACTGCCGGAACTATTACAACTGCTCCATCAAACATTGCAAATGTTTCTTATGACTACGGAGGGCCCACAGGTTTTGCGGATAATGTAAGACTTATTATTACTGGATCAAACACAATTGGTACAGGTGGCCCTAACGGACAACCCGGTGGACAAGGAAGACCAGGCGGATTAATAGTTTATGAGGATTTAGGTACGTAATATGGCAACATTAATTATAAGAGATAACGGAACTATGCATAAAGTCTGTTTGACTGAAGCACACGTAAATGCACAAAACCTTCAAGAAGAATTATATACTGAAGGACAATACACTAAAATGGAAATTTCTACAGCTGAGGCAAATGATGTAAGACATGGAAACAAAAGTTACATTGAAAATGCTTGGGTTGTTTCAGAAGATAGAGAAGCTCCTGAAGATGGAATAAAAATACATCACTTTCTTAACAAATCAGATTTTGATGGATCAGTTGCTAAACAGATTGAAGGTTTTGAAAATTTCTTAGCACTCAATCCTGATAATGCTATGGCAGCAGAAATATCAACTTATGTTGACGCTCTTAAAGCTTTAGATAGTTCTGGTATTAGTTTCCCATTAGCACATAATGTATGCAGCTATATGGAATCTACAGGTGTTACTGCATTCAGTCCTTTACAATGTCCATAATAATTGATATTTAGCCTTATGGCTAATATCATAGAATTTTCTGCTTCGGCAGAATATTTAGCGACTGGGGATATCGAAAAACCTGTTCCTATAAAAGTTAATATACCTAAATGGTTTAAAGACTTAGAGCATAAGATGGAAAGAACGACTGTAAAAGGTTGTATGCCTTTTCTTGATACTTTGTCATCAGGGTATTTATTAAAACTTCCACAAGATATAGCTATAGGTCTAGATCATTTTGATGATAATGGTAATCCATTAATGCACGTAAAATACTCTTTACACACCGACAGAGGCCCTGCAGAGGGTACAAATTTAAACCATAATGATCATGAATCTACTCATCCAACATTTCAATTAGGTAATTCACCTATGGTTGCTAAAAATAATGGCAGACCTTTTCATAAAATAATTAGTCCTTGGAGAATAAAAACACCACCAGGATATAGTTGTTTATTTTTACCACCTATGAATAACTATCATGAACCATGGAGTATTATTCCTGGGATTGTAGATACTGATAAATTTACACTGGAAGTTAATTTTCCTACAATTGTTGATGCAGAAAAGATTAAAACTAAGTATAAACAATTTTTAATGAAGAAAGGCACACCTTATGTTCAAATCATTCCTTTTAAAAAAGAAAGTTGGCAAATGAATATTAAACCAATAGAAAACAAAAAAAGTGTCTTTTTATATCCAATGAAATTACTACATAACTATAAAACAGGTTTTTGGAGAAAGATTACATGGAAATAAGAAGTTTTGTACAAGTTTTTGATAATGTATTACACCCTGAAGCTATAGCTTGTTTGCTGCAATGGTTAAATAAAACAGACAGATTTAATAAAGCCGATGTTATAAATGATGCAGGCAAAACTAGAAAAGGTGTATTGAGAGAAGATATAAGAAAAACAGAAGCTTTTGGATTACACCCCTTAGATAAAGAATTGACTTCTGTACATTGGTTTAATGTACTACGAATGAAAATTGAACAACAAGTTAATAATTATAGAATACTTCACCCTAATTTAGATTTACATCCACAAAAAGTAGAAGAAATAAATGCACTTAGATATAAACCAGGTGGCTTTTATAAGTACCATACTGATTATCATATTAAGTTTCCAAGAGTCTTAAGTACAATTACATTACTTAACAATGATTATAAAGGTGGACAACTTTGTTTTAGAAACCCTTCGAAAGAAGAAGATTCAGAATTTTGTATAGATGTTAAACCAGGACGAATGATAATGTGGCCAAGTAATTTTTTATATCCACATGCTATCAAGCCAATAACAGAAGGTACTCGTTATAGTATAGTGGGGTGGGTATGGTAGAACGTGTAACAAGACCATTTAAGTATAGAGTAATAAAAGGTTTTTTAGATAAAACAGAAATTAAATTATTAACTGATTATACTAGAATTAAACACAGACTTAATAGAGAAACATTTGATCTTGAACAAAGTAATAATTATGCAACTATTTTTTATAAAGATCCTTTAACAGAAACAATTATGTTACAAAAGAAAGAAATAATGGAAATAGAAACTGGTTATAAATTATTTCCAACATATTCTTTTTTTAGAATGTATACTTTTGGATCTGATCTAAAACCTCATACTGATAGATCTTCTTGTGAAATAAGTGTAACTGTATCTATTGGTTCTGATGGAACTCCTTGGCCTATCTATATGGATGGTAAAGAAGTGATGTTAGAACATGGAGATGCAGCAATTTATTTTGGTTGCGAAGTACCTCACTGGAGAAAACCATTTAAAGGTGATTGGTATGCACAAACTTTTTTACATTATGTAAATAAAGATGGGCCACACAAAGAGTGGTTAAAAGATAAAAAACTGTTATGGGGCCAACAAAACGAGGAGGGTTAAATGCAAATACAACAAAATGAAGACGGCAGTGCAGATATACTTTTTGAAGATAGTGAAATTACTATTTTAACACAAAAAAAGAAATTACATTTAGATGCAGAAGGTTTGCGGCATTTTGGTAATATTTTGGTAAAGATTGTATCTGATTGGAATCTTAACTTTAACGAAGATTTAAAAAATAAAACAACACATGATACTACACGTGTTAAGTTTAAATGATAACACTGATTGATAATTTTTATCCAGATGAATTATATGCTGATGTTTTAGAACAAGTCAAAACTTTTGATTTTAATCCTAGTCATCAACCTTGCAGAAAAGATATAAACAGATACCAAGCTTATCCTGTTTATGAAACTAATGATTTGAAAAAAGACAATCGTGCATATCAATATTTAGAAAACAAATTACAAGAGTTTAAATTAAAACCTTTTAAAATGCATACCTTTTATAGAAAAACATTGTTGTCAGAATTAAAAAAAAGTTTATCTTGGGATAACTATGCGAAACATATTGATGGTGGAGGTACATCTTTAGCAGGAGTTATTTATCTAAATACTCAATCTATTCAAGATGGTACATCCTTATATAATGACTTTTCAGATTATGAACCTACACTTACAGTGGCAAGTAAACCAAATAGATTTATAATGTATAACTCAAATATAATACATAGTCCTGGTGTAAGACAGTGGCAGGAAGAACGTATTATACAACCATTTTTTATAGAATATGCTTAAGGACGTTTTAAAAATAGAAAAACCATTGGAAAGACAATCTTGGTTATATGCATTTGATCTTGGTAAAATTGATACCGATTATTTTATTAAAAGAATAGATCACTTTGTAAAAGACGAAACTAATCAAAATTATCAAACAAATGTTAAGGGGAAAATGACTAATGATATATTTTTACAAGATCAGAATTTTATTAATTTATTACATGTTTGTAAAACTTACGTAGGTTCATTTTCTAGAGTATGGGATTATCCTTGGATATTATTAAATGCGTGGGGAGTAAGAAATGATTACGGAGATTACACAAGAAATCATAGACATGGACAAGCCTGTATATCAGGATTAATTTATTTAAATAGCAACGAACAAGAATTAGAATTTCCCGAATTACAAACTAAAGTTAAACCTGAACCGGGAAGAGTAGTTATTTGGGATTCTTTATTAAGGCATGAATGTAAACCAAATAGATCAGATATATCTAAATATTCTGTAGTGTTTAACATAGATTATCAAGCAGGTTACGAACATCAAGACTATCGATCTTGAAGACTGCTTATGATATAATATGGCATGCCATTAAAAAATGTACAAATACAGCCAGGATTTAATAAACAAACAACTGCTGTCGGTGCTGAAGGTCAGTGGACTGATGGAGATTTTGTTAGGTTTAGATATGGTTTACCAGAAAAAATAGGTGGATGGGCACAGATTACAGGTCAAACTTTAGTTGGTGCAGTCCGAGAACAGCTTGTATGGGCTGATTTGGATGGCAGAAGATATGCAGCTTTAGGTTCTAATAAAGCTTTATTTATTTATTATGAAAGTGCTTTTTACGATATTACACCATTGGACACTGCTATTACTGGTTGTACTTTTGGTACAACTAACGGTCTAACAGAAGTAGGTGTTAATAAAACTGCACATGGTTTAGAGGTTGGAGATTTATTTACTTTTACATCTGTAACCCCTCCCGTAGGAGCAGGATATGTTGCAGCAGATTTTACCACTAATACTTTTCAAGTAGTTACCGTACCTTCAACAGATGCTTTTACAATTACTATGGCTACGGGTGCTGGAACGACAGTATCTAACAGTGGATCAGCTGTAGTTAATCCTTATATAAAACCAGGGCCACTTACTCAATCTGCAGGTTATGGTTACGGAACTTCTACTTTTGGTGGAGCTTCTGGAGTCTTAGGAAGTTTAAATGGATCTCTAAATGACGACACCGCAGGAACGGGCGGGTCAGGAACTTCAATAACGCTTGCCTCAACAAATGGCTGGCCAACGTCTGGAACTTTTAAAGTTGGAACAGAATTTATATCTTATACAGGAGTATCATCAAATGATCTTACTGGTATTACGAGAGGTGTAGCAGGAACTCGATCTGCACACTCTTCTGGTGCTACTTGTGAATACTACACTGCATGGGGAGATGCTTCATTATCTTCCACAGTTGTACTAGACTCTGCATCTTGGTCTTTAGATCATTTTGGACAAAAACTAATTGCAACTATTAAAAATGGTAAAACATTTGAATGGGATCCTCTTAATGTATCTACTGCAGCTTTAGCAACAAGAGCTACTGTAATATCAGGAGCACCTACAAAATCAGTTATGTCGATTGTTTCTGAAAGAGATAGACATTTAATTATGATTGGAACAGAAACAACTATTGGTCAAACTGCATCACAAGATAAAATGTTTATTAGATTTTCTGATCAAGAAAATATTAACGATTACACAGCTACTTCAGTAAATACCGCAGGATCTTTAAGGCTTGATTCTGGTGTTAAGATAGTTGGTGCAGCTAAAGGAAAAGATTATATTTTAATATTAACAGATTCTTCTGCATACATTATGCAGTTTGTTGGCCCACCATTTACTTTTTCTGTTAGACAAGTAGGTTCTAATTGTGGTGCAATAGGTCAACATGCAATTAAATATGTTAATGGTAAAGTATTTTGGATGGGACAAGCAGGGGGATTTTTTGTTTATGATGGTACAGTTAAATCATTACCTTGTTTAGTAGAAGATTTTGTATTTACATTTACAGGAACTAATCAGGTTACAGACAATATTGGAATTAACTACACTAATGGCGAACAAGTATATGCAGGTTTAAATCATTTGTATGAAGAAATTACTTGGTTCTATCCTAAAAATGGTTCTGATGAAGTAGACAGACAAGTTACATACAATTTTTCAGAGAACACATGGCATACAGGATCTTTAGCTAGAACTTCTTGGGCTGATTCTACATTATATGACAACCCATACGCGACAGACTACAATACGACTGGTGTTCCTACGTTCCCTACTATTCAAGGAGTGACAGCGGAAAACGGAGCAACAACTTATTACGCACACGAAATAGGAACTGACCAAACAGACAATGATGGTAATGTAACACAAACTATAACTTCTTACTTGCAATCTGGTGACTTTGATTTAGATATTAATGGAGATGGTCAAATGTTTATGAGTATGAGAAGGTTTATACCTGACTTTAAAAAAATAGTTGGTAATGCTAGTATTACAATAGGTCTTAAAAGATATCCTTCCTCTACCTCAGCATCATCACCCCTTGGGCCTTTTACAATTACAAGCACTACTGATAAGGTAGACACACGTGCAAGATCTAGATTTGCAAGTGTAAAGATAGAAAATTTATCTAGTGGAGAGAGTTGGCGATACGGAACATTTAGAGCAGATGTACAACCAGATGGTATGAGATAATGGAAGATTTATTACAAGCACAATACAATAATCAATTAGCTAATAGTGCAGCTGAATTATTTGACCAAAGACAAAGAGAGCAAGTTAACAACGCAGCTTTAGGTGTAATGCAACTAGGTTATCAAAACCAAAATCAAATGGGTTTAGCATCGTTAGGTGACCCTATGTCTGAGTATAATAATTTTAATGTAGGTGGCCAAACTTTTGGGTATGGTGACCCTATGGCAGAAGAAAAATCTAATTTTGTTGATAAAGGTTTTTTATCTGGTTTTCAAAATGCACCTGGATTAAGAGGTTCACTTACAAGAGCTGGTATTAGTACCTTAGGAAGAGCAGCAGGGTTAGGATCAATAGCTTCTTCTGCACTTGGATTTGCATTTGCACCAATAGCAGGAATAGCTAGTTTATTTAGTGGTTTAGGTAGAAGTACATCGATTGCAGGTTATCTACAAGAAAAACGAAATGCTAAGGCTAGAGCAGACGCAGCAGCAAGAGGTGCTAGAAAACAAAATGCAATAAGATCTGAAGAATTATCAAGAGATGCTGCTAGAGTAACAAACAGAGATGCAGCTAGAGGAAATCCAGGTGGTGGCGGGGGCATGTCAAATGCTCAAGCAGCTGCTAATAGAGAGGCTGCAAGAGGAAGGTACTAATGGCTAAAGTAGATATTTATGTTCCTGAACCAACACCAACTTATACTGAAGAAAATCAAAGACAAGTAGCACAAACTTTACAAACACTTAAAGATAAGTTAAACACAAGTTATCAACACGAACTTAAAAACGAACAAAACACCTTTAATTACTTTATGTCATGACAATAAGATACAAAAGCGAAACATTTGATTTAACTACGACTAATCTGACTACTATTTTAACATGTCCATCAGATGCAACTATTATAGTAAAAACAGTGCAGGCTAGTCATAAGGCTGGAGGAGGTGTGGTCTTAGATGCTTATTTGCAAAAATCTGGTGGATCAGACGTTGAGATAAGTCATAAAACTTTATCAGCAGAATTTACAAATATGGTAAGTAATACTTTAAATATGGAAGCTAACGATATTTTAAAACTACAAGCGGGAACAGCTAACGAGATTACAGGTGCTGTAAGTTATGCTTTAATAGATAGATCACAGGAAAATGGCTAAAAAATTTAAAGATTTTGTAGTAAGAGATAAGCCTAAAAAGAGAGGTCCTCGAAAACATAAAAAATCATTAAACAAAAATGAGAAGAGACAGAAAAGAACCAAACGTTATAAAGGCCAGGGAAAAGGCTAGACAGAATTAATTTTTAATAGTATAAAAAGCTATGACTGATTTACCTAAAATACCAGCTACAGCAAAAGAAATTATTAAACACAAAAGAACCGGTAAAGTTTATGCTAGTAAAACTGATTTTGATAACGATGTTGCTGATCCCAATACTGACACTACTGTGGATGACTTTAGACAAGACCTTGAAATTAAAGTTACTAAAGTTTCTATGGGAGCTCTAACTAAAAAATAATGAAACCTCGAGGTGCTACTGAGCTTCAAATGGAAATGCTACATAAGCATGTTTCAAAAGAATTACTAGATCAAGTACAGATCTGCACATCTATACCTGGTAAAGTTCCAATAGATCCAAATAAGGTTAATATACTTTGGCAAAAGAATTCTTGGGACCAACCAAACTTACAAGAGTTTTTTGGTAACAAGGAAAGACA